TCCGAAGAAAAGAGATTTTGTTGACACTAAAACTCGAGATTTGGATAAAGAAATTAAAGAAGAAATTGAAAAGGATTACGAGACACGCTGTAAAGGTGAAAGTGTCGGAACTCTTTTCTGGGCTCATTTGAAAGATGAGACCCGCCCTAAAGAAAAGCTTCGTAGAAAAGGTGGTACCCGTGTATTTTCAGTAAGTTCTTTGGAACTTAATGTTAATTCAAGAAGGGCACTACAACCATTTATGGATGCTTTTAACATAAATCCGATTGATTTGCACCATGCTATAACTCTTAATCCTACTAGTAGTGATTGGTTAGAGTTGTATTGTCGTGCAAGACAAAAAGGAAACAAATTGATATTGTTAGATTATAAAAATTTTTCAGATAGCATTCCGACATCGTTTGTTTTTAGCGCTTTTGAGATAATTATGGATTATTATAGAAAGCACAATTTACTTACTGATGAATTGCAAAATGCAATATGTACAATTGCAGAAGATATTGCTCAATCTAGATTGTTAGTTTATAATGATGTTTTTAGAGTCAACAACGGTGTTCTTGCTGGGCACCCCTTGACCTCAGTGATAAATTCACTTGTGAATTTACTTATTCTTTGCTTTGCCTGGATAAAGATTACACGCATGCCTCCGAGTGAGTTCTTCCGTCTCTGTTTTGTGATGGTTATGGGAGATGACGTCCTTATATCCCTTCCGGATATAGTGGTGGAAATGGGTTTTACGTGCGATAGAATGTGTTTAGTTCTTAAAAAAGAACTGAATATAATTGCAACTGATGGAAACAAAAATATTGATAACATTCAACCTTATGTAACATTTGATCAATTTGAATTTTTATCACGATCTGCTGTACCTCACCCGTACAGAGAGAATGTGATATTAGCACCTCTTAAAACAAATTCTTTGTTTGAAGTCCCGTTATGGATTCATAAAGGTGACACAAACGAAAGAATTATAGAAAGTATACAACAAACTCTACTCTTATCTTACGATCACGGACCGATTTTCTTTGATAGAATACGAAACTTGCTCACACAAACGCCGGATAGCCCAAAAGCTGATTATTATACATGGCAAGAGATCGATAGCATGTTTCATGGAAAAGAACTTTATTGTGGGGAGAAGATGCCAAAGGCTTCCCAAGAATACACACCGTATACATGGGTCAACCTTGGTGGAATGACACATACTGGAATCAACGGATCGCAGAAGATGCCAATGGCGAGTCGAAGGGCAATTGAATATGAGTCAGGCTGCAAGCAGAAGACGAATATCGGATTTCCCGGAATGATGCGCCAAGTAGAAGAATGTAAATGTAGATATAATTGTATGAATGAGCTAAAGAT